TATCATGGTAGCTCATGCCTTCAGCACCGACTTATAAGAGCTGCATGGGCAAAAGGATTGACCAATATTACAATTACCTGGTACAGTAAAAAATATTTTGAACCCGATTGTCCTGGCCCCGGCTGGTGAATCAAGGCAGACCAGCAACCCCTTCGCCATATCGGCTTCGATATAGCAAGCGCCGAAGTTCGGATTAACAGAATTATAGTCAATGGTAATATGTCATATGAAACGCGACTAGCTTAAACAACCTGGGGTTTACAATATTAACAACAAACAACAATCAAATGAGCAAACTAAGTAAAGAAACCCGCGAACGCATCGAGGCTGATGCCTTACGTCACGGCATAGAAGAACACGGCTGGGATGTTTTAAGTAAAGACTATCTCGAAGGAGCGTTACACGAGGCGGGGAGAGCGCAGCCGATAGTTGACATAAGTCAGGAGATTGTAATGCTGTTTGACCCAACAAGGAGGCATGTGCTCGTACCGGCTGATGTGATATTAAGATTGTCTAACGCCATCGCCAAATACAGGGAGGTGGGGAATGGATAGGGTAATTAAGTTCAGAGCATGGGACAAGAAGATGAAAAAGATGCGTGTAGTCAACAGCGTCGCCTTTCATTTTGATAACGGGACACCTAAAGTAGTGAATGTATGGGGAAGAGATATTATAGAAGATAAAGATATTGTCCTGCATAGAGAGGCAAAAGATGTCGAACTAATGCAGTTTACCGGCCTGAAAGATAAGAACGGTGTAGACATATACGAGGGTGATATTATTCAATTTGCGGAAAAGTATTTTTATGTCGTAAAGTTCGAAGATGCAAAATTTGTGGGCTATCATGCAAACAACGATTGGGGTAAGTGGGGAGATATTTATAAACTGGCCGAGCCCGGCTTTAATAAATACAGCTACGTAGTTATAGGCAACATTTACCAGAACCCTGATCTATTTGAAAAAGTACAGGATACGACCCAATGAAACGGGACTACCTAAAACACCTGGGGTTCACAACCTCGGTAGTATTATTAACAGCAAATAAAAGCAAAATGATTAAAGACGAATTAAACCTGACTAAAACAACCGCTCATGTAGTGGTTGCCTCAACAGATGAAAGATCAAGTGGAATAACAGGTTATTATTCCAGTTTCACGGCAGCTTCAATAAATACAAAAGGGGTTGGCTGGTATGGCTCTGATGGAGAAGTAGAGACAAGGACAGTGTATACAGACGGCGATCAGATATATGAAGTTAAATGCCTTGGCAAGTTCGCTGATGTATCAGATAAGGAACGGCAGGGAATGATTGACCGAATTAAATCGAAATTAACTCCTGACGAATGGGCGTTTTATAATCAAAATACTAAGCAATAATGAACATGAACCCCGCCCCTACACAATGGGCTTTAGCAACCGAGCGCCTGCCTGAACCATTTAAAGTAGTGCCTTGTAAATATACCCCTGACAGTTCCGACCCAAGAAAAGACACGGAGCTTCATTGGGGCTTTGTTTCAAAAGAGGGTAATTGGAGCAGAGGTTGGCAAAACCATCAGGTAGAATGGCTGGATGAAGCCGGTGCCACCGAGTACGCCACCAAGCTCCACCAGGCGCGGCAGGAGATCGAAGAGCTGAAGCGCTGGAAGGAAGAAGCGAAGCAGTTACTCAGCCCTGTATGGGACTTTGCGGATAAGAATTTAGGTGTGCCGCTGGGTGAATGTAAGGTAAATGCTGTGATGAAGTGTATCGAAAAAACAGATAAAGTATTGGCGCTGTATAAGCAAGCCGATAAAACAAATAGTGATCTTATTGAAAGAGCCGTTACCCTGCTCGAAAAAGTAAAATCCCGGCACGAAGCAGGATTGCTACCTGACCGGTTTTTATATGACGAAATAAAACAGTTTTTAGATGCAAAGTAACAATGTACATGGTCATGAAAGTGGCTGTCAAAAGTACGATAAAGGGTTTGAAGATGGCTATAACGCAGCGATTAAATACGATAACCGCACTGCCGCCCTACAAGCCAAATGCGAAAAACTGGCCATGTGGTTGGACCGCCTGCGTGGCTCTATGATGGCCCACCCTGATTATGTCTCCGGAAACAATATAGAATTTATAGACCGAGTAGATGGCGCAGGGGAAGCCCTGGCAGAATGGAAAGGAGAAAAGCAACCGGTGCCAGTATGGGTGAAAACCAACCACCGGCTGCCCGGATGGAATCAACCAGTATATTGGCGAATCGGTGAAGGGCCACAAACCAAACGCCGTTGAGTGAAATGTTCAAAGGGGGGTATCTTGAAAACTGGCAATGGCTCGACGAAAGCGCCGGGGAAAAGGAGCATGGGGCTGTAGCCTTTGCGGAATGGATATTAGAGTATGGCTTCGAACCTTCTTTTGAAAGAAGATGGGTTGATTATAGCTTAAAAGGAGATAACCGGCTCAGTTCAGCCCAGCTATGGGATAAATACCAAAAGGAGGTTAAGCCATGACACGCCATATGTCTGCATCAATAGAAGGGTTGCTGCAACAATCTACAAGAGCGTTGAGCAAGCTTTTGGAAATGGATGGCAGGGAAGCCAGACAACAACTGAAGCTAAAGCAAAAGGCGGGCGAAAAGTATATTCCCTGCGGCGACTGTGACGGCTTTGATCCGGTTCTCGGTTGCCCGGGTCACCCAGAGGTCAACGGCCAGTTGCTAACGATAAAAGCCGGGGTAAAATTCCGTAACGTACACATGAGCGCCCATTCCTTTGAAGTGATTAGCGTCACCCCAAAGGTCAACCAGTTGGAAGTAAGAATTTATGGAACAGGGGGTGTGCAATGGACTGAAACGGATTGGAACCTGGAGCATACCCAATGGGCATTTGAAAAAGGAGAATACTACCTACCATAACCCCTTACCCCATACACCTAAAGAGTAATAACCATGTTAGAAAAACTTACGAAGCCCCTCGGACAAAAAGCATATGGTTCTATACCTCATCTGCCTGGTAGTCGGTTAGGGCCCGGTGATCACCATTGCCCCCCTGGTCAGGCCGCAATAGCCACAGAAAAGGCCCGGGATAAGCACGACGTTATTATCGTTCAGGAAAAATTGGACGGCAGCAATGTGTGTGTAGCGCGTGTTAATGGCGGTTTACAAGTCCTAACCCGGTCTGGCTACAGAGCGGTTGATTCGCCATATGAACAGCACAAGATGTTCGCCATGTGGGTATACGAGAATGTAGAACGCTTCAGTGACCTGCTAAATGACGGCGAAAGGATTTGCGGCGAATGGCTGGCGCAGGCCCATGGGACCCGTTACAAGCTACATCATGAACCTTTCGTGCCGTTCGATATAATGCGCGGCAAGGCGCGAGCTGCCTACTCAGTCTTTGAGCAAAGAGTACGAAGCGTTGGCTTTACTGTACCCCAAGTATTGAGCATTGGCGGCCCGTACTCAATAGAATCCGCAATGGACTTTCTGAAATTTGGGGGCGGTCACGGTGCCACCGACCCAGTAGAAGGTGCAATATGGCGCATTGAGCGTAAAGGAGAAGTAGACTTCCTTGCCAAGTACGTACGCCATGACAAAGTGGACGGCAAATACTTCCCAGAAAACAACAATGGCATAACGACCTGGAACATATAAAAGGAAACTAACGGTTCCCGGTAATCTCCATCCTGTGGCGCCATGAGATCACAAACATGATTACCAACAATTTAAAATTTAAAGTTCGCATATACATTAACCATGAAAACACAAACACCCCAACTACCTGCTACCCTTTCCTTAGATCTTACACCAGATCAGGAAAAGGATATAATACCCCAGCTCGACCTGGAAGAAGAGATAAAGGCAGGTACCCGGAAGAAGCTACCATGCGGCCGCACCCGCTTAACTTGCCAGATAAACGATCAGGAGAAGTACGACAGGGTGTTTAACTTCCTGTTGAGGTATATAGCCAAACAAGAGCAACCAGTATCACCCAATTAAAACCATTCAATAACCAGTACGCGATGATAATCTCCAGCAAGCCCCTGTTAATCCTTGGCAACCTCGATCTGCAGGTTGCCTTTACTTTCCCCGGCCGAAAGACTGTTTACCGCACCATAACATATCCGCCAAAGCTCGCATCGCCATCGTATGGTAGGAGATCATGCCTGAATTTAACCACCAATAAAGCCGAGAATATAGCCTGTAGTAAAGAAGTGGTAATTTCATTAATTTCAGAACATTCTGAAAGTAAATAAATATTCCATAATTTTGATGTAGATGGCATTTTGTAACTATCCCCGCCCGGTCATTGAAAAGTTTATCAAAAGCTTTTGGCTTATGAAGCTTGCTGCTATACGTACAATAGCAGAATTCTATTTTACACGGGATAGAAAAACGATCACCCATGTAGAATATGAGTATGCAAAGTTGTTCATGGGGGTGATAGTTGATCCTGAAGCTGGTAATATTCAAAAAGCGGCAGCAGCATGTGGTTTGGATTTGTTATTGCCTGGTTGGCGTGATATGATGCCCAAACGGATATTGGGCCCAATCGTTGACCGAGATGGCCCGGAAATACGGCACTGGAGAAAGTCTTGTTTAAAACGGGATAATCACCGTTGTGTCAAGTGTGGAACGGGTGATAACCTGCAAGTTCATCATGTTTGTGGGTGGGCTGGGTTCCCTGAACTAAGGATTGAAGTGGACAACGGCGAAACATTGTGCGGCAACTGCCATTCAAAAGAGCATCCCAAAATGTCCCAATCCCTATTTGTTAAATAAAAGAGAATGGCAAAAGGCAAGAGCATACCAGAAAAGAAGGCGCCAAAGAAGGCTGTAAACAAAGCAGAAAAGGCTAAAGGGGAGCCTGTTTCTACAGTTCAGCCGCCAGCAGCCGCGCAATCTGCAATAGGGAGGCCCTCAAAGTATGACCCTGCCTATTGTGCCCAGGTAACCAAACTGTGCAAATTAGGGGCTACCGATAAAGAAATAGCGGAATTTTTCGAAGTTGCAGAATCGACAATTTATCTTTGGAAGGTTGAACACAAAGATTTTTCGGAGGCCATTACGCGCGGGAAGATGGTTGCGGATATGGAAGTTGCAGCCAGTCTTTATAAAACCGCAGTCGGCTTCCACTATAAGGAAAAGACTACAGGTGTTAATGATATGGGGTCATTCATAAATGAAAGCAGGCGATACGCCACTCCTGATTTTCGGGCAATTCGCTTTTGGTTAATGAACCGGCAAAAAGATAAATGGCGCGATAAGGTTGAGCAGGACATTACTTCCAATGGACAGAGTATCAATAAGCCAATGAGTGATGAACAGTTCAATAAAATTGTAAACATGTTGAATGGAACTGAAAGCAGTCAAGGCGAGCGGGTGGAAAAAACTACCTGATGATGTAAAGGAAGCCATGTTGCTTATGGGCGCCGTCCCTGTAAATGATATATTCCTACCCCTATGGAGAAACATACTAAATATTATCCTTTTATATGGTTCTTACGGGTCGGGAAAGTCGGTATTTATAGTGGATGAATTGATAAGGGGAGCGATTGAAAATAAATACTTCCGGTGTTATTTCGGTCGTAAGGTACTCGATACTGTCAGGGGTACAGTTCACAAAACAATAGTAGACCGGATAAAAGAAACAAAGAAGGAGAAGCTCTTTTACTTTTCGGACAAGCCTAACGGGTCAATGAACATTATTTGCCTTGAAAACGGCAATGAGTTCATTCCTTTTGGAGCCAATGACGCCGCCAGCTTAAAGTCAATTAAAGACCCAACACATTTCTTTTGTGAAGAGTTGGACCAGTTTACTTTTGAGGACTTCGGTTTTATTTATTCGCGTTTACGTACAGAAAAGGCTATTACACAGTTTTACGGGGCTTTTAATACTGACCGGGTATACCAAAGCCACTGGATAAGAAAGGTGATGTTTGAGGGCGAGTATGCCAGCCAGGCGTTCAGGTTGAAGGCGAATTATTACCACAACGTCTTTGTGAACCATGCCGATTATGAGAGTAAGCTGCGGCTGATTGCAAACGGAGATATGGCTAAGTTCAACGCAATTGCCAACGGTGAATGGGGGATGGTTAGAACCGGACAGGAGTTTTGGAAGCATTTCGATGAAACCAAACACGTTAAGCCGATTGCGATAGAGAAAACCACTATTCATGTTACGCTGGATAACAACGTTAATCCATATGTAACGGTTTCAATCTGGCAGGTATTCCCTAACAGAAAGATAATTAGGCAAGTGCACGAAATCCCCTGTGAAAGTCCAAATAACAACGCACCAAAAGCTGCAAAGAAATTTGCAGAGTGGCTTAATAATATCGGATTTAACGATGTAGTGTTTGTGTATGGTGACCCATCAGCCCGTAGCCGTAGTACTGTCGATGAAAACAACAGTTCTTTCTTTGATAAGTTTATTGAGATTCTTACTAAATCTGGGTTCAAAACTGTAAATCGAGTTTCTAAATCCGCCCCTGAAGTCGCCTTGTCTGCTTCATTTATCAACTCAATCTATGAAAGCAATCTAAACGGGTGGTCAATAGAAATATCTGATAAGTGTTTTAGGAGCATTGAAGATTATGTCCTGGTTGCGGAAGATGCTGACGGTAAAATGAAAAAGCGAAAAGAAAAGGATGATGAAACGCAGGTTACCTATGAGCCACATGGCCACTTTAGTGATGCAAAGAGGTATTTCATTATAAAGCTATTGGAGGCAGAATTTGTTCAGTTTAAGGCCCGCCAAGGCAAGTTATACGGTATATAAAACTTTCCGGTATAGTTAACCGGCAGTTTAAATATGGGGATATACAAATGGGAGCAGGTTGCTGATATAATTATCCGCAACCCCAATAAGGCAGTTATTTCGAAAGGTCGTGAAATGTGCGATAAGTACATGCTTCACCTTTATGGCCGTGGGATGGCTTCGGCAATTAAACACTGTAAGCATTTTGTGAACGATGACCTGTACAAAGTGCAGAAAGAATATGCGGTAAGTAACGTCGATCTGTTTGGCCGGGTTCTTCAGCAGGAGGACATGGTATTTACCGCCAAGGGCGGTTCATCATCCTATGGCCTGCAGGATAGCCAGGAAAGGCAAATGAGTATCATGTTGGATGATGTGAGTTTTGGCCTCAACCTACGGAAGTGGATTCGCAACTTCGCTCTCCCTGCCTACCGCTCCGATCCTATGGGTGTAATATTCATTGAGGTTGACCAACTGATCGTAGATGCAGCCGGTCAGATCATGAATGTGCCCCGTGCTTATCCTACCTATAAAAGCACTCACTGTATTTTCGACTACCTCTCGAATGGTCGTAAACTTGAATACATCAGTTTCCAGCTTACTGTGGCTGACGCTCGATCATTTGGTATTATTGATGAAGAGCTTAAGAATACAAATTCCAGTGAAAAGACTGAATACTTCCGTTTTGTGGATGACGCCAAAGACTTGATTGTAAAACGCAAAGACGGCAATATAACACTGGTTACCAATATAACCCAGCGCAACCCTCTGCCCAATGAGTGGAAACGTACGCCTGCGTTCATCATCAGTGACCTTATTCAATTTTATGAGCCGCAAACCTTTGTTTCACCTCTTCACCTGGTAGTAGAATTGGCAGATTGTTTCCTTTACGATAGATCAGTTCGTGACCTGCAGAAAAAACACCACGGCTTCAGCAAGGCCGTGGAACCGTTACTGCTTTGTGGCACATGTAATGGTTCAAAATACGTTGAAGGTGGCAATTGTCCTGACTGTACACCGCCAGGTGGTGAACCTACCGGGTTTAAACAGAAAACAAAACCGGCCGATGTTGCTCGTTTCCCCCTGTCGGTATTCGAGGCAGGCAGTTTTGACTTTAATCGCATTTTCGGTTATGTTTCTCCTGATATAAAAGGCTGGGAAAAGCAGGACATGAGCCTGAATGATCTGGAAGTGATGATTAATCGCACGTATTGGGGGACGGCCACACAAACAAAGACCAGCGGGCCAGCAACCAGTCAAACGCAGGAAGAAACCGCCACTAAAACGGACACCAACCAGAAGCCAATTGAAGCCCGGCTGAACATGACAGCTGACTGGTGCGAAAAAACAGAGAACTTGATTGCTGGTTTTCTGGGCGAATATTGGTTTGACCGTGTGTCCCCATCGATAGCGTATGGTAGGGACTATATTTTAAAATCGCCTGATGAGTATAAGGATATTTACCAAGATCTAAGGCAGAAGGGCGCGTCTATTACGGCGCTGGATAACGCCTATAAGAAATGGAAAGTAGCAGAATACCAAAATAATCCCATCCAGCTGGCAATTGAGCTCAAAAAGTTCTTTGTTGAGCCTCAACGCCACGTGAAGCTGTCTGAAGCAAAGGCATTGATCACTGATTTTAATGAGTATAACTGCAAACTGTACTATGAAGAATGGGTTACAACTGTACCAGATGCAAAGTGGATCAGTACATCATTTACAATTGATGTGTTGAGAAACGAGCTTCGGGAATATGTAAAAGCCAAGGGGTTAAAAGAACCTCGACCCGCACCTAATCCCGCCCTTAACTAATCCTATCTATTATTCACCTTAAATAAAAACACAAATGGCAAAAGGAAAAGGCAAAGCCGCTCTGGCTGCTCCTGAGACGCTCACCAATGAAACAGAATTCGATCAATTACAGGATGCTGACGAAACCGAAAAAGTCAGCAAGCCAAAGAAGTCAGCAAGGGTTGCTGCATCACCAAACGATGAGCTTGATCTGGCCCAGTTCAATTATGATGAACTGACCGGCGATTCGTTTAAAGAGTATGTTCGTTTGGCAGGAGACCACTCAGCAATGGAAATCGTTAGTGGCGAGGAAGTGCCAATGCGCGGCTCATTGCAGGAAAATCAATCCTTCGATTTTGTACTGTTGAAGGCAAAGCCGGTTATGCAGGCCCGGTTCCCCGGGATGAAAGACACACCATTCGATTACGTAGGTATCCGTGCAGAAGGCAAGCCGTTGCATACCACCCGTATCCCGGTGAAAACCGCATTGGAATTCAACCGGCAAATTCTCAACGCACATTCCCGTGCCGGCCATGGCAAATACTACTTTCTGAAAAAGTAAATAACCAAGGCAACCAGGTACCTCATTGTTTCACATCATTTCAATCGTGAATGAACCCATATTTAACCATTCCCATCGCTCTGCCAGGAAGAGAACCTGCTCCAAATAAGCCAGATGATCAGGGCGCCCCTGATAAAGAGGTGCCGTGCAAGATTCTCCCTGCGCAGGTCCTTGCATACCATGAAGGCTATGCATGGGGCACATTTCTTTACCTATCTACCGGGCAGGCATTCTGCTGCACCCTTACCGTTGCTGAATATGAAGCTGCAGTACGTAAGTACTGGGAAGAAGTAGGGAAAGCAGCAGTAAAGAACACCCGGAAGATCCAAACACTGCAATAATGCAACCAATCGATTTCCCTCAACGAAATTTGATGCTGGCTAAAGATCAGCCGGAATACCAAACGCTCCCGGTCTTTGTCGATACTCGAACAGTTGAAACCGAACAAGGGCCAAAGGAAATACCGTGGTCAATGACGGTATGTTACGAGCTTTCTGATGAAGAAATAAACGAATTGATTACCACAAGAAAGCTGCACTACCGGCAGATGTTGTTCGGCCACAATTTTCAGCCAATTTTCATTTCGACGAAAGACCCATTCGTCCCGGAAAATAAACAGCATTGGCCTGCTGATTAAACAATATTCAACTAACCAAATTAAAATCTTCTATTCTTTTTATGTTAAAAGTAGCAACCAAGGAAGCAATTAAGGCCCTCGGCCTGGATCCTGATAAACTCATTGAAGCAGTAAGAGCAGAAGCCGAAGTAGACTACGAGGTGCCTACCGATGTAACGGTTATAAAAAACACCGATCTTGAAACAAGGGACAACAACAATAAAGCCCTTGGCAAAACTGAAGGCGAGACCACTGGTGAAAAGAAAGGCAAAGAACTGGCCGCAAAAGCATTCAAAAAGAAGTTCAATCTGGCAGAGACAGTGCCGGCCGACATCGACAAAGTTGTAGAAGCGGTTAGCACAACCCTTGCCAAAGGCGATGAGGGCCTAAAAGAACAGGTATCTTTACTTCTGAAGGATAAAGATACATTAACAACTCAGCTACAGCAGGAACAGGCTAAGGCTAAAGCCGCATCGTTTGATGCCCAGCTCATTTCCCAATTCCCCGCAGGCAGAACCGCTGACCTTACTGATGCAGAAAGATTGGTTTTGGTTAAATCAGCTCTGGCCATCGAAGAAGTTGACGGTAAAACAGTAGTAAAGAAAAATGGCGAAATACTTCGCGACCCTACAACAAAAGATCCTTTACCTGTCAATAAAGCTATTTCCGATTATTTCACAGAGAGGAAATGGGTAGGCCAGGAAGGTGGCGCCGGCGGCCGCGGCGGCAGCAATAATCCGCCAGGAGGCACATCTGGCATCAAAAAGGAAAGCGAATATCAGCAGAAGTGGCTGGCTGAAAACCCGGGTAAAAACGCCCTCAGCGATGAGTATGTAACCTCACTGAACAAGCACGCAAAGGAAACCCCTGATTTCGACATGTACAGCTAAACGTAACGGTATGACCAGTGACGATACAGATGGCGAAGTAAAGTTGATTGTCTGTATCGTTGCTGGGCTACTGCTATGGGTTCTCTTTCTTATCGATATTAATAAGTAAACCGCCTGGCAGTTGTTGGGCGGTTTTATTAACTTACAGCCATGATCAAACCAAACGAACTACGCTTAGGTAACCTCATTAAATACACAGGCGAACCATACCCAGCATACCCTTTAAAAGATGGCATAGTTGAGGTTGAAGCAGTTCTTCAAGACGGTGTTAATTTATCCCAAGGGGACAGTACCTTATATGAAAGTGATCAGCTACAAGGCATTCCCCTCACTCCCGAATGGCTGGTAAGAATGGGCTGCGAAGTCAATACTTATCACGATGAAGACGGAGCCCTTGTTACATTGCCTCGCCTTTTCGTAATGCAACCCTTTTATAAGGAGGCTCATTCATTAAGCATCAGTCATGCACCAAAAGCCAGAAGATTGCGATATGTGCATGACTTTCAGAATTATTATTTCGTCCTCACCGGCGAGGAACTAACTATAAAAGAAACTGTATGAGCCAATACGGCAATTACAAAAGCGAACGGTTTGAAATGATGGAAATGGAGATACACGCCATCTGCACGGATCTTATTATCAAATCATGGTGGGCCAGCTGGCTGCCATGCGGCTGGATGCATAGCCTTGCTGCCTCTTACTATGCAAAGAAAGCAACGTGTATTTACACGAAGCAAAAGAACCTAAAAAGCAACACGACACATATATCAGGAACAGTCGCAGGCACAAGGGTGTTAAAAGTGGAATAGATATTTTTTTTGTTCTTTATTTTCAGAATTATTTGGAAGTTCCGAAAATTACCTACCTTTATTCTGTCATCGTACGGCGTGGTACAAAGTCTTTGACAACTTTCGGTGGCGTGGTACAAAGCCGATAGTCTCCGCAGTGGTACTGCAAAATTCTTTCTCTTAGCCTGGTGCAGTGGTACTCCCGGGCGCACACTCAGCAATATTTTACTATCACTTAAATTTTATAGACAATGGCGAACTATGCCACGTCGGTCCTTGCAAAAGGTCAGGCTGTCGTTACTGGTAAGAACCAGGCCCCGGAACAACGCAGGAAAGTTCCTACCGTTATGGAATTGGCGTTGAAGAATCAGGAGTTTTCTATCCCGAATGCAAACGAATTGCGTAAGTCTGAACTGCGCACAGTTGAAATATACTACCAGAAGGATGTTGCGGCAGGTAGCACTACCGCAAAAGCTCACAACCACACCGGTACATATGGCGACAGTGCAAAAGTGGAATTGACCTATGTAACGCACATTGAAAAGATTCAGTTGCCACGGAAAATCGCTCAGAATAACATCATTATTTACCAGAACATGTTCACTAATCTCTATGAGATGAAGTGGAAAAACCTGCGCAAACGCCATGATGATTCTGCGTTAGCCTTCCTTATTGCCAATCGTATGCAGTTGGCTGCAGCTACCGTAAACCCGCAGATAGCATCTGCCAACCCTGGCACATGGAACGACACCACATTTGCTTTGGAGGTAGACGCAACGAAAGCATCACGCTTCATTCAAAAGGCAAAGTCCTTCATGGCCGCCCGGTTGTACGCCGGTGCTACATACGATGTAATTGCAGACCTGCAGATGACGGATGAATTCGAGTTCGCCAAACAGCAGGGTGCCGCCAATAATACCAACACTTCGTTCCAGTTTGCTGGAACCAACATTGCCAGCACCCAGGATGTAGTTGATTCTGATTATGGCAATGGTGCCATTCTTATCATGCCAGCAGGTTCATTTGCCGCATTGCAGTGGAATGATCCACTCAACCGTCAGGGTGTAAACAGTGGTGAGAACGAAGTGGGTATGTTGGGTACTATCAGCGATCCTTTCGGTTCTGGCGCCGTAGCTGATATTTCCATGTACACTAAACGTGCAGATACTTCTGCAAACACAACCGGTGGTTCTACTCAGGATATTGTGGATGAGTGGGAAATAGCGCTGACAATTGCCTATGCATTGCCTCCGTTGTCAACTGCAGGTGAAAGTGTTGTTCACGAAGTAGCACAGGCTTCTTAATCCAATTCTATCACCATTATAATAGCCGTTACCGTACCCGGCTATTCTTTTACTCAAATATTCATTCAATGAAAAAGATAGTAGCAATTATGGCTTTGGTGGTTGGGATGGTTTCAACCAATATAGCGCAGCGGGCAACAATATTTCCGCTGATTGCCGGCGATACTCTTACTACGAGCTCCAGCCGTGACACGGTAACCAAAGTAATCACTGCAACAGCGGGTTACTCTGCTCTCGGCATCGAGGTGGTGACAACCAAAGTTTCGGGAACAGTAGCTGGCAAAGCCTACCTATACAGTTCGCTGGATGGGGTCAATTATACATTGACCGATTCTAGTTCGGCCTTTGCAAATCAGACTACAAACGTTGCATTCTTCACTAAAACAGGCGGGTTACCTTATGTATACTATAAGGTCACGGTCCAGGATGCAATAGGAGGCGCAACAAGTACACAGGCTAACATTGTTCGGGTGTACTATGTGTTAAGGCGTTACGATAATTAATTCAAAATACTCTTTGACGAACAGTGATTAAACCAGTTGAAATAGTAGTTGGGAGAGGCGGTCAATATGATCCCAATTCAGGTGCAACTGAATGCCCTATGCCGGCGTTCGCGGGGCAACAGCTGTGGATCGAAAAGACTGGTTATGGCCCTTACGACTATGATAAATATCAGGAGCTATCTGCAGGAGGTTGGAAGCTAATCGGCGGTACAACCTTCGGTGCAAATGGCGAACGCTGGTATGTTCACTTCACCGGTTTAAGTTACGGCACTGGCCAGACGAGTTACACCAACGGGTTCAATTACTCAAAGGTAGTGAGTGCTTTGTTTGGCCGGGTTGGATGGCGCCAGCCAACTATAACGGGCAGTCCTGTGCTTAATAGCGTAAACACCACTACGAAAGGCGGCAGAGTGTACCAGGACTTTCACACTCTGATCACTATTGCCAATATTAAGGCGGTGATGGATGAGGTTGCAGCTACCGATGGTTCTTTGAATTCGTACCTGGAAGCAATACAAAGGGGGATCATCCTGCAAGCCGTTAATGGCGTATTTAATGAGCCGGAGTATATATCGCAGAGACTGTTATTCAATCGAAGTTGGAATGTAAATGACCAGCTGGTAACGAATAGCGGCTACTTTGTTGGTGTTCAGCTCCGCGTTCCACCTACCCCTGATATTGCTGTACAGATCGACTCAGTTGCCCTTTATTTTGATTCGGCTGTAACATTCAATCTTTATCTGTTCAATGATGCTGTAAAGGCACCATTAGCAGTGATTGAAGTAACGACTGTGGCAAATAGCCAAACCTTGGTTAACCTTTCGGATATAGTTCTCAACTACATCGGCGGCGCCAACTTGGGCGGCTCATTCTACATCGGCTACTTCCAGGATGATATAGGTAGTGCAAAGGCCTACTGGGAGCAAGGATGCCAATACTCCCGCGATTCATACGGGTGGACTTTCGTTGAAGCCAACCGGAAGCCAGCAGAGTACGACTTTGACCGGCAGAATGTTCGCCGTAACAATGTGAACTACGGGCTTAACCTCCATGTGTCAACGTTCCGTGATTATACGCAGCAGATTGTAAAGAAAGCAGCACTGTTCGATAATCTAATCGGGTTGCAGATGGCGGCGCAGATGGTCGAAAAGATCATTTATGGAACCAGATCAAACGGGACGGAGCGTATACTTAAAGAGGCTGCAAGCCAGCTGAGCGCTCAAATGGATCTCAATGGAGTGGCGCCTATAAGCGAAAGTCCACGTTCTACCGGTTTGAAAAAGCTAATTGATCAGGAACTGAACAGGCTGAAACTGTCATTTTTCCCAAAGGCTAAAGCTCAATCCGTATCGTTATGCTGATCCTCAAAGAAAACCCAGTAGGTGTCGATGTGGCGATCCAGGCCCTGCAGGTACATCTGCATAAGCAGTTGGTTATAAAATGGGGGTTGACGGGTGCCGATGACCCAGCGTATCAAAGCTACGGCCGAGTATACCGGAACAAAAAGGACAACCAGTACATCGCTGAGGCTTACGTAGGCAATAACGAATACAAGGAAGTGTACTGGGACGATACCTTAAAGGCAATTTCCTTTTTTGGCACTGGCAGCACTACAAAGTTCGATATCAACAATAAAGTAGACGTACACCTGGTGTTCTTCGTCAACGTGGAAAAACTGAAG